GCTATATAGATGAGGTAGGCACTGGTGACTTAAGAATAAGATCTAATAGTGCAACAGCTTTACTTTCGAGTACCAACGAAAATATGCTTGTAGCGATAGCTAATGGTGCTGTTGAACTTTACTTCGACAATTCCAAGAAGCTGCAAACAGAAACTTGGGGTGTGTCCCTAACGGGCAGCACAGTCTCATCTGGTAATGTCTACGCTGGCGGCACTGCTGGATTTGTCTTTGGATCATCAACTTCTGAAGGAGAATACATTTATAGGAATGGCAACGACATCAGGGTCTTCGCAGGTGGGGCTGATAGACTAACGGTTGACGGGGATGCTGGTAACGTTGGTATCGGAACAACGAGTCCTTTAGGATTGCTGATGCTTCGTAAAGATCAAACAGCCCCCACTAGACTAATTATATCAAATGGAGCCACTATTAATGCCAGCACATCTGCCCGATTATCTTTTTACGAAGGGACTACTGAAAAGAATTACATAGAAAGAAGAAGAGATGGTTCTGGTGATTTTGCTTTTGTATCACCCGCTGACGATAATCCGTTTGTATTTGAAAATGCTTCAGGTGAGTTTTTGACTCTAGTCAACAGTAAAATGGGTTTAGGGACACCTACCCCCCAGCAAGCAATACATTTAAATACTGCTGAAGCTACAATTCAATTTCAAAGCACTCATGGTAAAACAAGTTATATAAATCAAGGCGGTGGTAATTTTCATATAAAAGCTTCTCATTCTAGTGGTGTAGCAATCAACTATGGAGACAGTAATAATACTGCTTTACTAAATTTATATAATAACACAACTCCTGCTGTAAGTTTTAGGGCCAATGGCTTTTCTTACTTCAATGGAGGTAACGTTGGTATAGGAGTAGGAGACCCAGATTCTAAATTAGAAATCAAAGGATCAGGGACAGGAAGTGGGGTGGCTCTACGAGTTAGGAATAGTTCTAATACTGAACTTCTGCAAGTTACAGATAGTGGTATAGTAACAGTTCCGAACAACTATTTTTATGTTAGTTCTGGTGGAGGAGCTTATGTGCAAAATGCCTTACGAGTTAGAGGTTCGCTTTTAAATGACCAAGGAACTTTATCTATAACAGGCGATGTCAGCTTCGATTCATACACTCTGTTTGTGGATAGCGCATACGATAGAGTCGGTGTAGGTTCAAGTAGCCCGTCTTACAAACTAGAAGTCAACGGCGGTATCTTAGCTGGCGGTAAGGTCACATACCATAAGTCTGCGGGTTCCCTCACCACGACTGGCTATGCGGTGGCAGGTTTAACGAGTTCCCCAAATGGCAATGGAGCTTCTGCTGGCTTCACGTTCACCTGTTTCGGGCATACTGGAAGCTACCAAAAGATTGTTTACAGTTGTTATAATAGTACTGGGACATGGTACACCCAAAAGGTAATCGATGAAGGAACAAACGATTTTGATGTTACTGCATCTGCTAACGGGTCAACCATAACCTTTACATTCAAATCTAGATCAGGGACAAAGAGCTATACACCAAGAGTATCGGTAGAAGCATTCGGAAGCTCCATCAACAACACTTACGCTTAATTTTTAAAGATGCCAACAAGGAACATAAATTCAGATCTTAAGGTCAACGCAAATTTAACTCTACCAAGTTTATCCACCTACAGCGGTTCAGACGTTACGGCGTTGATGATCGCTGGTGCTGATGTAGTCGGCAAGAGAGCTTTAGGAACTAATGCATTTAATAGCACGTCTTTCTTGCCACTAGCAGGTGGTACGTTGAGTTCTGGGGCAGCAATTAATTTTACTGTTCCTAGCTCTGGCGGTAATTTCATAAATATTAATCATGCAGGAAACGAAGCGTGGACTATAGGCGCTCAATCTGGATCTGGAGTAGATGATTATTTAGATATAGGCATTAGCGGGGGAACTAGAGCAATGTCTTGGCATGAAACGGGTAGAGTTGGTATAGGAACAACTAGTCCTAGCTCACTATTACATTTATCAAGTAACAATTCCACATATGAGGCAAACGGTATTTTAAGTGTTTCTGGAGGTGTTAATGCTGTATTCAACTCAACTCAAAGATTTATATTTAATATAGATTCCGACGACTCGCAGACAGACAGAACATTTGATATTGCAGCTAACAGAACTGGGTCCTCTGGAGGTAATTTACTCTTTAGGGTTCAGGAAAATGGCAACGTTGGTATAGGAACAACTAGTCCAACAGCTAAATTAGATATTGTAGGAGATGGAGCAGATTTCTTTTTACAATCGGCTGATTACAAAATAGCTCGTATACAACCTAGAGGGACAGGAGCGAATTTAGATAAAGGTTTATTGTCTTTGTTTGACGGGTCAACAGAAGACGTAAGAATTGATACCGCTGGAAATAGCTGGTTTAATGGCGGTAATGTTGGTATAGGAACAGGTAGTCCATCGCAGAAATTAGATGTAAACGGAGCCGCGAGATTCGGGGCAGCAAATACCCGTCTTACAACGTATTCTGATTCTACATATGCAGGTATATATAATGGTAGCTCTTTGGGTGCTGATGAATCCATCTATATGGGAGGAGGTGGAATATTCTTCATTGCAAATAATGCAGAAAGAATGCGTATCACCTCTGGTGGTAGAGTTGGTATAGGAACAAATTCGCCAAGTAAAAAATTACACGTTGAAGACTCTTCAGGTTATCAATTACAATTAGATGGCGGGAATTACTTCTGGAATGTTGGTGCAGGTTTTGTAAATTATCATGAAGGTTCATTTTTAATTGCAAATAATACTGGAGATAAATTTGTAATCGACACTAACGGCAAAGTTGGTATAGGAACAACTAGTCCAAGTGAGAAGCTAGAGGTTGTTGGCGATATAAAAGCAAGTTCTTCAGGTAATACACAAGTTATTCTTACATCAGGTGGCAGTTGCGTAATGGATCTACTCAATGCCCAATCGGAAGCGTATGTAAGAACAACATCAGCACATGATCTGCATTTTAGGACGACTGATACCAATAGAATGGTTATTAAAGCGGGGGGAGATGTATTAATGGGTAATACCGCTGTTAATATTGCAAGTAACTTTAATAATCAAAAAGGTTTTGGATTTGATTTTTCAACTGGTCAAACAGAAATCGCAACAACTGCAAATGCACCAACATTAACATTAGGTAGAAATCTTGGAACGGATGGATCTATATTAGATTTAAGAAAACAAGCCACAGTAATTGGATCATTCGGAAGTAATACAACAGGTGGGCAAACTATGTTAGATATTTCTGCAAGCACATCTAATGGTAATATGAGGTTCTTGACTTCTGGTGCAGAAAGAATGCGTATTAATTCTTCTGGCAACGTTGATTTTGTAGGTAACGTAACTGTTGGTGGAAGTTTTAAATGGGCTACAACTGGAAGTAGTTTTACCTATTCAAACGATGACAGCAATGGTTTTTACATGGAAAGAGTTGGTACCACAGATGTGTTATCAGACATGAGATTCCAAGCTAGAGCATCGGGAGCGGGTAATTATAGTTGGATAAAAATAAAACCATCAAATCAATCAATTTTACTAGCTACAAATGGAGCTGATAGATTAACTATAAACAGTTCTGGTAATGCAACCTTTTCAGGCGACTTAACAGCTAGAGTTGGTTCTTTTAAATCTATTGATGCCTCGGCAAGTACATTGATGAATTTAATGTGCAACGATGGTAATAACGCAGCGACTTTTAGAACAACCGTTTCTGGTAGGGTGTTTGAAATAAGATCACAAAATAGCGGCACTCTAAAATTTAATTCAACATCATCGACTTTTACAGGTGATATAAACTTAGGGACAGGCAAAAATATTTATATGTCTGGTACTAGTGGTTTGAGGTTTTTACACGATGGTAGTAACGGGAATGTTATTAGCGGTAATGGCGACTTAAACATAACAAACGGAGCTTCTGACAAAGACATAAAATTTAAAGGTAATGATGGGGGTTCTTCCTTCACAGCTCTTACCCTTGATATGTCAGCGGGTGGTAATGCAACCTTTGCAGGTAATGTAATTACAAGTCTTGTTTATGGCAATACCGATTTAAACTTAGGGTATGCTGGGGGAACAAGTGGCATATTTATTAAAGGCAGCACCGCTCTAGCAGGTAACGTTGGTATAGGAACAACTCATCCTACTGCAAAGTTAGAAGTTATAGGGACAGGCTCTCAATTAGCAAGCACTGGTTATTATATTAACTCTAGCTTTAAAGGTTCATCTAACGTAGGAGTTTTCCTCGGTCATAACAATACCAATAATGGTAATGGAATGGTAGCAGGGATTAATAAGTTAGCGTTCCTAACTTATGGAACGTCTTGGGGGGAGAGAATGGTAATTGATGGCAGCGGTAACGTTACAATTAACGCAGGTAACGTGACTGTTGGTGGAGGTCAAATATTGACCCCCTCTGGAACGAATCTCGCATTGAATCCTAATACAGGAACGGTCTCTGTTGGAGGAGTTATACAATGCTCAGGATCAGGAGCTTCAAGTTTTACAGGTGGTGTAAATGTTGCAGGAGATTTAAATATTAATTCAGGTTCATCAATACACGGCACTATTAAATCTAGTAGTAGTTCACTGACGTTAAATGCTAGAAATACAGGTATTATGCTATTTCAGTCAGGTGGTTCTGAAAAAATGCGTATCGCTTCGAGTGGCAACGTTGGTATCGGAATTACTTCACCTGAACAATTGTTAACGGTAGCGGGTGGTAGCATATCAGTAAGTGGTAACACAGGAACAGCAAGACAAATTTTAGAATTAACTACAGCGAGTACAGTTGCTACAATAAAAGCAAGTTATCAAGGCTCTTCAAGTTTTGGAGATTTAGCATTTCAAACTAGTAGTTCTGAAAGAATGCGTATTCTTGCTAACGGTAACGTTGGTATAGGAACGACAAGTCCAAGCGAGAAGTTAGAGCTTACAGGTTATGCTAAAGCATCTTCTGGATTCAAAGCTGGTAATTATACTATAATTAATGAGTCCTCTAACGAGAGTTCATTCGGTAATTCAGCTTACTACGGTCTCTTGTTAAAAACTAATAATGCGACAAGAATGAAAATTACCAACGCTGGCAACGTTGGTATAGATAAAACTAGTCCTGCACAAAAGCTCGACGTAGGTGCTGGTCATATAAGACTCGATGCAGGTTATTCTCTCCAGTGGGACAACTCTCACGAAAGAATAGAACAGTCTGACGGCCATCTGGAATTCTTTGTTAATAATACAGAGTCAATGACTCTGGATACTAATGGTTTAGGTATAGGAACAACAAATCCTAACAGGTTGCTCCAAATAAACGGAGGGCATAGCACTACTCGGATGAGACTGTTCTATGCGGGATCTCAAAATGACCGTAACGCCTACATTGATATGTGGGCATCTGAACCGGGAGTAACATACAATGGTAGTGGTATCGGGAGTAATATAAATGGAAGCCCCTACTACGGTAGGTATGTCACAGAACTAGGGCAATCATATATTAGATTCGTCGCAGGACAATTACAGCTATGGACTGGCCCTGCGAGTAGTGGCACAGCATCCACAGCTTTACAAAGGTTGACTATTTTAGATGGCGGCAACGTTGGTATAGGACAAGGCTCCCCAACGGCTAAATTACATTTAAAAGGAGATGGCGGCTCATCAGGTCTGACCTTTAAGACAACTGATGCGTCTAATAATGAAACTTTCTTCATTTTTGATGGAGGAAGAGCGGGTGTAAGGTATCACCCATTCTCAATAGGTATTCCTAGCACAACACCCGTTGCAGGAAACGCTGTCTTCCAAGTGGAAGAAGCAGGTTTACTAACGGTATTATCTACAGGTAAAGTTGGTATAGGAACAACGAGTCCAGCAGCTAAACTCCAAGTCTACTCTACTGCAACACGGGATATTTTTATTAGTGGACACGGAACACAAGCTCAAAATGATTGGCAGGGTGAACATGCATTTTTCATAAGTGCAGGTCAAGGTGTTATAATAGGTAAAGCTAACGCTAATAACAATACAAACAGATTACATATACTATATAATGATAGTAGCGGGAATGCGAACTACCTTGCTTATAATACTAGCAATACAGCTAAAATTCACTTAAATACTAATGGTAATTCTTATTTAAATGGCGGCAACGTAGGTATAGGAACAACAAGTCCTACTGAAAAACTCCACGTTGAAGGTAATATAGAGTTAATAAACGGCGGCTATATTGGTAGTCTTGACGGCAGTTACTGGCAAAGAATTAGATTTGAAGACGCCACCCCTTCTACTACTAACGCCTTTAATTTTGAAACACGAAACGGTTCCGGCTCTTTCATAAAACATATGGTGATACGGAACGACGGCAACGTTGGGGTAGGTAACGCTACTCCGGCGACCAAATTAGCCGTTGAAGGGACCATTGCCCACAAAGTCTATACCGTATCTACACTGCCGTCAGCGTCTCCGGCGGGTCAACGTGCATTCGTGAGTGACTCCTCCTACAGCCTTACTCAGGCCCACGGATTAGTTACTGTCGGGTCAGGATCTAACTTCTGCCCTATGTATTCTGACGGAACCAACTGGAGAGTGGGCTAAACAATTTTTTTAACCAAACCAAACAAAACTATGCCAATAGAAAACGAAAACCCGCTGGTAATACCAGCCGAAGCCGAGAAGACCCTCTCACAAATTTGGGTCTCCTCACTAAGTGTGAACGTCCCTACCGCCTCAGATGGGTCACTCTATTTACAGCTACGCCCGTGCGACGCTGCGACTGGAGAGATCGCTGACGAGGAATATGCGAAGGGACTACACCTCAACTTCTGGGAGGTCATCTCAGAGGTACCGGAAGCCGCAGCCGCGATGCAATCTGTGTTCGATGCGGTGCCTGCTATCGAGGCATTCTACGATGCTAAGATGACCCCACCAGAGCCAGAGCCAGAGCCAGAGCCAGAGCCAGAGCCAGAGCCAGAGCCAGAGCCAGAGCCAGAGCCAGTTGAAGAAGAAGAAGAAGAAGAAGAAGAAGAAGAAGACGAAGAAACGCTTGCAACCGACGAAGAATAATGCAAACCTCCGTCCGTATGGACGAAAATATTGAACTTACATTAAACGCTAACGAAGCTAACGCCCTCATCAAGTTGATCGACCTCGCGACGAAAGCCGCAGGTCTTCAAGTAGCTGAAGCCGCTGTTCATTTGACAAAGAAGCTCCAAGAAGCTGGAGCCTCTCTGCAAGAAGAAGCTGCTGCTGAAGAAGGTGAGGGTGAAGGCGGAGAAGCCTAAAACCTAATCACATCATGGCCCTTAATCCCTCCCCGCAACGACAGTCAGTCGTTACATTCCCTACACCGAATGTTAACGACATCCTCTTTTTTGAAACCGTTGATGCGGAGAGGGTTGGGCTTGATGTTCCTGAATACGGGTCTAGCCACCCCGACTACAAAAAGTGGCCAAACCACCGACTGGTTCACGTTGAAGCGGCGGATGATCAAAGACAAAACCGTTACTACCGTTACTACTACGCGGCTGACCAGCTAGAGCAGGACAACGACAACTGGTCTTACAGTGAGGCTGATATCGGCGGCACTAAGTTCGATGCTGTTTCTCGTGATTACGTAATCCGTCGTAGCGAGTTTAGCTCTACCGTTCCTGCAATGGGGGCGGCGATGCCTGATACTCCAACAGGCAAGTTCAGTGGCACACATGTTCTGGCGGAGCGTAAACAGATTCCTCTAAACGACAAGATTCTAAACGGCCTGTATGTCGTTGAGCAGCGCGTCTATGTGAAGAAAGTTCCGTTGTCCCGTCTAGACTTTGATGAGTTCTTCAAGACGACGAACGAGACTAAACAGATACTTTATTATGGAGGCGAGGCCGTATCTGGAGCTACTGTGGTAATAGGTGGGAATACGATACAAAACCCAACAATCGCGCAATTAGAAGATAATCCAGATAATGCCTACGTTGGCTCACCAGCTAACAATACACCCTACTGGGGCATGAATTCCGGCACGATCCGCACTGTTCAGCAGTTATCAGACAACTGGTATGCCGTTACTGAGCAGGAGGTTGTTAAGTGTCCTACTTCTGGTAATGATTCTAGGGTGAGTCTCCAGACTCACATGAGCGCAGAGGTCAGTAATAGATTATCTGGAAAGAGTCCCTCAACCGCTCAAAATATTTTTAACCCCTACACTGTTCAATCTAACCTTCAAAGGAATACAAATTGTTGGGCGCATGGTTTAAAAGGTCTGACAGGTTTTGTTGCGTGGAATAATAGAGTCGGTCAAGAGAAAATGATGGGGGGCGTAGCCGTTACTAAACGACATGTTCTTTACACGGAACACGCCCCGTATGTTGTAGGCAATAAAGTTTATTTTGTTACTAAGCATGATGTTTTAATTGAGCGAACTATTGTAGCTGTAAAAGTCCATCCCAACGCCGAAACAGGTCAAGCCTCCCATGATGACGGAGATTTTGGAATTGCGCTATTAGACCAAGAGCTACCTGCGTCTATCGAACCAGTAAAAGTTTTACCGATCAATGCGTATCAGTATTTTGATTCTAGTTATTTCCCTTCAACTACAAACACTACATGGGACGCTGGTAGCAGTAATGAGTTTTTAGTGTTTGGGACGGACCAAGAAGAAAAAGCCCTTGTAAGAAAACTCACGTTTCTTCAATTTAAACACTTCGTTGACCCAACTCCTGACGCCTATGACACGCCATCTGATGCGGATCACTCTGCTAATTATGGTAAGTTTTTTGGGGGGTCACCTAGTAGCACATATTCGTCGTGGTATGAAGCTTTAGTAAATAACGATTCGGGTAGTCCGATAGTGGCTGTAATTAATGGAGAGTGTGTCTTAATAGGTCTCTCTAGTGTAGAAGGAGGAGGAGAAGGAGGATTCGTAAGTGCGCCTAGAAATTATAATGACATAAACCGAATGATTTCGGATCTGGATGTTGGACATGCGACTCAAAGCACGCGCCCCGCAGATTCCAGTGACAGTATACCAGACTATTTTGTAAAAGGGTATCAAATTGACCCTATAGATCTAACTTACAACTTTATTAATTACCGCCCTGACGATGAGACATCGACTTACGCGCCTAATGCATGCGCTCGCCTTCGTTACGAGACCGTAGTTAACTACGCTTTCCCACCCATTTTACAAGACGTTCAGTTTGATGTATGGAACTTGAGGTCTGGTGGCGCTAGAACCTATCCTAGAGTTCTCTACTCAAAAGGCTCCTTCAGAGGTCCATGTAAAGCAGTAGTTGATATTAGTTGGTCTACGACTCAACCAGTTGGTTTAGAGGCAGGTGAGAAACCTGCACCAGAGCCGATTTCTATACAGAACCCACTGTTTACTTTGTCGATACCTCCTACCCTCCACCCACCATTGAATTTTACAGTGAGTGTTGGGAATAATGATGAAACGTGGAAACCTACGAATGCGATTTACAGCAAGAACGCAACTAACGTAACGACATGGAAGCCGCACATCGTATCTTCAGAAGTTAAACCATTTAGGGGTGGTTGGCTCATGGAGACAGTAACTGTTTATCCTCCATCATGAAGCCCGAAGACAGTTCTGATATTCCTCTACCAATACCGTTAGAGAGTTCGCCTGAAGGTCCGCGTGACTTTACGATGGAGTATAGTGACGATTACGACGCCTCATCAGGAGATGTTAGTCAAGAAGATCCAGCCTATAAGCCGTTTCCGTTTGCCTTACGGCCTGCTCCTGACGACAAGATCCATATCTACTTCGGTGTTCTGGTCCATCAGATCAACCGAATGGTTTTTAACACTGATGGTTTAGTGTCTCAAACGGGGTTAGCAAACCCGCAAGTCATTCTTCCAACTCAGATGGAGGGGTTAGACGAGAATCGCTATAGATTTTATGAGTTAGGTTGGCGAGGAGACGTTTACTTGTATTGGGAGACTACTTCCGCAGGGGTAGTTAATTTTTGTGAGCTTAGAGGTCCGAATGCCCCGACAGCACAAGCTCTACCTAATGACGACGGAGGTAAATTTTTTGTTAAATTAGGTAACGTAGCTGCTGGCGAGAATGCTACGTCTATATCGACACTAGATCAAAACATTTCGACTGATGTCTATTGGCTGACAGCTTTCGCCATACAAGAAGATTCTTCTACTTCTTCATCTTCATCTTCATCTTCTTCGTCTGGCTCTGACAAATCTACCGCTATTGTGCCTATGGACTGGCATGACAAAGGATACGGTGCGCTGTTCACGATGGAGTCTAATGAGGTTCTCTTTGAATTTGTGATGAGAGACATACCATTAGAAGGAGCCAATACAGTAACCCGAATCGACGACAGGTTCTTAGCGGTGTGTGAGCCGGACTCTATGACTGTTACAGGAATATCCGGCGACAGAGCCGGATCAGTCGGTGCAGTGGTCGAGAAGAACAACGTGATTCTTTCAGCATGGCCTTTATCTTTTTTACGGCCCTCCAAAGTAACTTTGAAACTTACTGGAACCCGTAAAGGATTTAGAGGGTTTGACATGCCTGAGCGTAGTAAAGAGCAGTTCATCGCTAACGAGAAGTTTATTAACTCAGCTTACCCTAGAGAATAAATGGCTGCACCAAATGGAAAGTGTAGGGCGAGACTCGTCGTCACTGACGATGGGGTGAGCGGAGACCCCATTGACTTGTATTGGGACGACAGCGTTCAATACTATACTGCTGCTGCGTCCTACACCCTTTATTGGGATGGTAGTTCAGAATGGATAATACTGGATGTGTTTTTCCAGCAGTGGGAGGGGGGTTCCGGTGTAGATGATGCTTCGGGAACCTATACGAGCAGTAATTCTTCTTCGTCTTCGTCTTCTTCATCTACTGTAACCATAGAGGTTACGGTCCATGATTCCCCTTGCAGTCCTTCTAGCTCTAGCTCTTCTAGCTCTAGCTCTTCTAGCTCTAGCTCTTCTAGCTCTAGCTCTTCTAGCTCTAGCTCTTCTAGCTCTAGCTCTAGCTCTAGCTCTTCAGGATCATCAAAAAGTTCATCCTCAGTATCTGAAGGAGATGGAAACCCATGAAGAATCTAACTGACTGGTTTGACCGCGTTTATGTCATTAACTGCGCTCATAGACCGGATCGTCTTGATGAGACGAAGAAGCATCTTGAAGAGACTAGAATGGCGGACAACGACAAGGTCCACTATTATCCTGCTATTATTGGGGACTGGGCAACCTGTCCCGCTGACTGGGGATCTGGTAGAGGTGCGTGGGGCTGCTTGCGTTCCCATCAAAGGATTCTGGAAGATGTTCTGCATACTAGAGACGAGCGGCACAACATGTCTTTAGACAACGTATTAGTGTTGGAAGACGACGTGGTATTTAAGGAAGACTCTTTAGAGAAGCTTAACGAGTTCATGGAAGAAGTGCCAGAGGATTGGGGGCAGATATATTTAGGCGGTCAACACCGCCGTGACCCTACACCTACTGAGTTTCCTAACGTAATTGTCGGTAATTCTGTTAATAGAACACATGCCTACGCCGTCAATCAGTCTACTTTCACGTCGTTTTACCGCCATATATCATATGCGACGGACTACCGTAACACGAACAAGCACATCGACCACCAGCTTGAATTAGCCCACCGCCGCAAGGATTGGCCAGTTTACTGCCCGAAAGAGTGGGTCGTAGGCCAGCGAGCTGGTTCGTCGAATATTAACGGCAAGACACACGGAATAAATTTTTGGTGATATAAGCCTATTTCTCAGTGATTGACTTTACTTTAGCCTAATTGTAAGGTTATTGCATGCCAGCTTTGACCGTAAAGGCCGTAACTAAAGCCTTATCAGAATACGTCCGGCCTGACGAAGACCTTGTAGCCAAGCTGAATCTAGTCATGCCCCGCCTCTACGCGATGGGGATGTGGAAGGATCTACTCTATGACTGGTCTATTGAGACCACCAACGATTATTTCGCGTTGCCAGAGCATTCTGAGAGCCTTTTAGGGGCTATGCTAGAGGATTCTCCGGTAGAAGCCCGTTCTCAGTGGCATGATTACCGGATCGGGGGCTATGCGAAAGCTGGTCCTTCGCCTATTTTTGGGGTCGTTGACGACGGTTATCACCCTTCTAAAGAAGACTTACGCACCCCCACTAATTCAGATGTTTATGAAATAGTAATTCGGGCTGTTGCTCCCGCTACGTCACTCCCTTCTGATGGGAAGATTGTAGTGGAAAGTACAAAATCTGATGGAACAAAAGTAAGTAATAATGTGGATTTGGGGGCTTACGGCGCTGGATGGTCTGCTGCTACTATAACGAAAGTAAACGAAATTTCGTTCTCTGATATCCACGATAGCGTAGAAGTATACGCTTCTAATCAGGATGACAACTCTGAAATAGTTTTAGCCGTAGTCAAAGGCGACGGCGTAGCCCGTTACCGCCGATTCCGGTTTAGTAATCCCTCCGCTGAGTTAAAGAACATTAAGCTTCTACTCAAGCGGTCGTGGGAGCCAGTCCTCGTTCAAGACGACCTAATCTATCTAGGCAACCTAAACGCTATTAAACACGGCCTTTTAGGGATGCTAGCAGAGGATAACGCTGATTTAGAACGCGCTCAATATCACTGGACGATTTGCCAAAAGCTTCTGGACGAGGAGCTAGACGCCGCCAGAGGAGCCGCCAAACCACGAGTTTCTTTAGATCCATCAGGATCTGGGTCTACCATCCCCAACATAATGTAAAATGTTTCAACACATCACCCACCCAATATCCGGTATCGTCGGCTCTGCCGTTGCCTTCATGTCTACTTTACCAGAAGATCTGGATATGGGCATCCAACTTCTCTCGACTTTTCTCGGCTTGATTATCGCCGTCCTCTCTGCTATAACGGCAGTTGAAAAATTTAAAAACCGCAAGAAATGATTAGTTACATTTTAGAAAACAAAGAGCAACTCTTCGGGGTTGTCACCGCCATAATTGCAGCCGCTTCCGCTATCGCTGCCCTTACCCCGACGCCGAAGGATGATACCTTTATCGGTAAGGCATATAAGATCGTTGACTGGCTCGCGCTTAACGTGTTCAAGGCTAAGGACAAGTGATTAGGTATGCCCGACTCATTTCCAGAAAGCGTAGAGGCGAGACTTGGAGCTGGCTTTAATCCTGAATCGGGTGAGTATAACGAGGTCATCGGGAGGTTGCTTAAAAAGAAGTATCCTTTAATCATACCTAAACCACCAATACCTGACGACCCTACAAATGAGATCACGGTAGCGCAAGCGCAAGAAGACGGCTACGCACACGAAGCGTGGGTGTGGCATCCTAAAGAAAAAGACTGGTTTAAACACCAAGCTAGTTTTGATCCTGACACGGATATGCTCTTAAAGGGGATGACGCATAAGACTATAAACAATACGCTAGAAGGTGAAAAGGGGCATTCTGAGATTTATAAAAAAGACGATGGTTATTACTACAGACGACCTATAAAGAAATGATTAAGCTACTCACTGAGCTGATCAAAGCATACGTAGCTACGTTGAACTGGAAAAGAAGAAGATACATTTATGAATTGGAAGATGAAATCGACGATCTCGCTGCTGACGGCTCTCCTGCTGCCAAGCTGCGCATCGAGAGGTTATCGCGACGCCTCCGCTTTGAACAGAAGTGCGCTCTACGATCCACCAACAATCACCTTGATTGAGGGAGCTGAGTATCAGTTTAAGGAAGGCATCTTCGTCGGTGATGGTCAGAAATTCCATAGCGACTACAGCTACCGACGCGCCATCATTATCTCGAAATGAAGCCAAGCGAAATACTCGACAAGATTCTCGAACTGATAGCCGCCTACAGAGCGGCTAAAGCTGCTAAACGTAAGAAGGTCAAAAAGCTAAAAAAAGTCGCTATTTGTGTCGGCCATAGCCGGATCGGGGATAAAGGAGCTAGCTCTGTCGGCGGTGTGGACGAGTGGACTTACAACAAGAAGGTCGCAGACCTGTTGCAAAACCACCTACGTCATCAAGGGATTCATTCGGTTGTTTTCGACGATTACCCATCAGAGAGTTACGGACGTGCGATGGATTGGATTGGACAGAGCGTAGCAAAAGAGAAGTGTGATATAGCGATTGAACTTCACTTCAACAGCTACTCAAGCTCAAAAGCAGAGGGTTACGAATACCTACATTACCACACCAGCAACAACGGTCGTCGTTTAGCTGACTGCTTCTGTAAGGCACATTCTGAAACCTTTAAAGTGCAGAAAAACAGGGGCGTAAAAGCAATCGAGTCTGACGGTCGTGGGGCCGGATTCTTGCGGAGCGTCCCACCACCTGCCGTGATCTGCGAGCCTTTCTTCGGCAGTTCCCCGAAAGAATGGATTCTCTTTGACTCAAAGCACTCATTACTAGCCGACGTATACGCACAGGCCATTGTCGAATACTTTAATAACGCATGAGAAACTACCGAAAAGAATACGACAACTACCAAGGTAAGCCGGAACAAAAAAAGAATCGGGCTAGTCGTAATGGCGCACGTCGTAAGATGAAGAAGATTTTAGGCAAGCGGGTCAAAGGTAAAGACGTTGACCACAAGGACGGGAATCCGAAAAACAACTCACGTAAAAATTTAAGATTACTCAGCAAATCAAGGAACAGATCTAAAAAGTGAAATCGCTAAAATCAGTCATGATCGCTGGTCAGCGGATCAAGATCCAAAAGGCTGAGTTAGATGATTGCTACGGACAGTATTTACACGAAAAACGAATAATCCAGTTACACAAGAAATTACCAGAAAACGAAATCATACCAACCTTACGTCATGAAATGTTACACGCCGCCTTCCATATCTCTGGCATCTCGTTCTGCGAGAGCTTCCAAGAAGAAGCCTGTATCCGTTGCATCGACGAGGTTTTCTTTCCGGCCTACGAACGGATTTTAAAGAGACTTAATAAATGAAAAAGAAATCAAGAGTCAACGAGGCAGGTAATTACACAAAGCCTACAATGAGGAAGCGTTTATTTAATTCGATCAAAGCAGGAACAAAAGGCGGCAGAGCTGGCCAGTGGTCAGCCCGCAAAGCGCAGCTACTAGCAGCACGATACAAGAAAGCAGGAGGAGGATACAGAGACTAATGAAACAATTTAAACCACACATGATGTATGATAAGTCTGGAAAGGCTTATAAAGCCAACACTTACGAACAACACTTAGCTATGAAGAAAAAAGGATACGGACACGCAAAGCCAGCAAGTAAACCATCGACTAAGTCTTCTACTAAGAAGAAGGCTAAAAAAATCATCCGCAAACGCTCCGGTTACTAATGCCTAAGAAAGCTTCACAGAGATCTCTCGACAACTGGACAGGAGAGAAATGGGGAACCAAGTCTGGTAAGCCTTCACTGAAGACAGGTGAGAGGTATTTGCCAAAAGCTGCGCGTGAAGCTTTGACTAGTGAAGAGTATTCTCGAACTAGTCGCAAGAAGCGGAAGGGTATGAGGGCTGGTAAGCAGTTCGTTAAGCAGCCTAAAAAGATTGCGGAGAAAACTGCACGCTACCGGAGCAAAAGCAGCCTTCTAAAAAAGGCGCGTAAGAAATGATTTCTCAATTACTTGAAAAAATAATTAAACTTCTTCAAGAGATTTTAAAAAATCTTAAGGAAGAAGATTCTAGCTCTAGCTCTAGCTCTAGCTCTAGTTCCAGTTCTAGTTATGCGCCTTGGCCTCGATTCAAGTATCTGGATGGTGAGTTTAAAGGGAACCTAACTAAGACGCGCACGATGGGTCTTAGCGACGACGGGACGATTCATTCATTAGGGTATAAATCGGACGTATACATTAAAACAAATACTCATGATGACCGAATCGAGAAACAGGATACGGGATACAAGGGGTTCATTGGGAATGTAGAAGCGTCAGACGGCTACACTTATTTTCTGCCCGCCTACGCCAGTTCGATAGCTAGATTAAATAGGAAGACAGGATCTATTTCTGTAGAAAAGAAATTCAGGATGAGCCCGCAAGTGCGGTCGGGAGCGGAGGGGAGCAACGGAATAATCTACATGCCGTCATATACGAGAACACTCCAGATCTTCACATACAATACGAAAACACAAGAAGTATCTTCCTTCACACCACCTAAACCGAACAGGCCCGCAAATTTTAACCACGTTTGGGGAGCAGCTACTGACAAGAAGGGGGAGATTTACATGCCGCCCGCACTCGGAACGAGTGTTGCAAAGATCGACAAAAACGGAGGGTTTAAATATCTAGACGGCCTTCCAGTCACGTCTGGTGTATACGGCTTCTCGGTCAAATATGTAGGGGCTACCTATGTTGAGTCGGTGAACAAAATTTTCTGTTTGCCGCGACAAGGTAAAATGTTTTTGGTAATTAACTGCGAAGACGACTCATATCAAGAATTTAAGTTACCAGAAGACTACCTGTCGGTCGCTAATAAAAACAAAAACTTCCACGGCTATCTTGGGCCTGACGGTTGGTTGTATAGTGCTTTCTGGGCCGATACGAAATGTTTTCGGATTAACCCATCCACGTTTGAGTTCCAATGGAAAGATTACGAGAATGACTTTAAGGATGGCAAACCCACAGCTAAAGAAGGTTCTGGCATAATGAGCCTTGGAACCGGATACTCGACGGCAGCCTTAGTTAAAGGTAGCAACGTTTATTTAGGGTTAGCTGGGACATCTAGAGCAATCAAACTTGAGTTTGATGCTTAACCAAATAAATTTTGAGCCGCTTCATACTCTACAAACCTACACCAGAAGATGTCGCTGAAGCGTGTCGTAGGTCTGACGCTTTAGGCAATCTCAGGACATCGTTCACTAACGGCAAAGGGAACATGACTGGTTTCTTAGGTGAAGTCGCCTTTGAGAATACTTTTAAACAGTTTAACTATGTTGGCGATAAGTCCTACACTCACGACTACGAGTACAAAGGTCTGAAGGTTGACGTTAAGGCTAAGAGCTGCAACACACCACCTAAGTTAAATTACAACGCCTCTGTAGTCAGGACTAAGTTCAGCAAGTTTGAAGCCGACGTATATTTCTTCATGCGAGTCCACAAAGGTCTGCGGAAGGTATGGCTCTGCGGATGGTCTCCTAAGAAATCCATCATACATAAGAAACGATTCAACGAGAGAGGCGAGCGTGACGCAGATGGATTTAGATTCAAGGCTGACGGCTACAATATCGAGATCAAGAGGACTCGTCGGCCCGACGCTTTCGAGTCACTGCTCCTCCGGCGGTAGGCAGTTATGGTGGATGTGGCCCGTCTTTTTATAGACGGGCCTTATACCGTTAGGAGCGACAAAATCTACAAACTCACTGAGAGGAGCATCTAAGTAAGCATCTATAACAGACGGGTCACCTCCAATTTGTTCTAAAATCTGCCGAAGTTCCATCCAAAACTCACCGCAAAGTTCCTGCCTCCTGATCTGAAGATCTTCGTTTGTCATCCGCTGTATAACCTATATCGTAAATCTCACTCAGGTCAATGCTCCACAATTTACCGCCGCCTTGTCCTTTAGAATTAATGGGTCTGATGTTACTGTTGACTGCTCCAGCTTCCTCAAGAACTGACATCCCACGCCTGATAAACTCTAGGTTATTAGACATACCGACATTCCGACCATCGTTAAATGCGTGGATTGCAACTTGAAACTCGGTTAGAGTTCCCGACCACGTCTTAAGTTCCGGTGCGCTATTACGACACCTCTTGCAGAAGAACTCAACAAGTTCGGCTACGGTGCTTCGATAACTGTTATCGTATGCTGCATCAGCAATCAATGGCTCGATGTAGCTCTGGACGCCAAACCGACCAACGTCTTCAACTTCAGGGTGGACTTTATAATCCATCAAGAACTTAGCAAAGTGAGGTAACTCGTCTTCGATAGTTGCTTCAAGCTGGTAGTTAGGTGGGAACGATGTCGTTGATGACTCTGATATCAGCAGAGCCATAAGCTTATCTCGGTTACTAGAATCAAGTGACGGTATTACCGACAGCGAGTTAGCGTCCATGTTCAGAGACAGCACAACACGACCTGTCCAAGGCACTGATAAAGCGTCAGCATACTTGGCCTGATATTCGACTCTCGGATTAGCCACCGCACGCTTCAACAGCTCAGTTGCACGTCTTTGGTCTTGAAAGCTGGCTGCTGAGGTCGTATCGTCGATCACCCAAGATGCGACACGACCTAAGTCTTTGTTGAATTTTGTGTGACCCCCTAAGTAGTCACTTGCATCAGCAAAACCCCCCACGAGTCCGCTAATAACTTTATTACTCAACAATGACTTGCCGCGACCTGTTGGTCCGACCAGCAGCAAAGCTTGCCCCTGTAAAGGCTTTCTTTCTACAACAGCGTAGTAAAACCTCTTCATCCATGCGTAGAAGTATTCTATAGAATCATGCTTGCTATTGTTTACGAAAAGTTGATTAAACCAATTGTGGAGGAAAGGCCAGTTGGAGGGGTCTCCATCTGCTGCTGCGTCCACCGGACATAGCGTAGAGCAGTTCAGAATCCGACTACCGTTATACGATACAACACGGTCGCTTGAGAACACTACTGGTGCGATCTCATCAATCCTGTTGTTGTTACTGATTACCAGCACAGCATTTTCTACTTCACTAATACTCTGGCCACGCCTAACTCTCACAGAAAAACCTGCCTGACGTAGCTCTAATAAAAGCTGATCTTTAGGTATCGAGACTGCGTTTCCGTATAACAGCTTGAAGAATGTCTTACCGTTGAACCAATACTCATCTAATAGGGTGGCTAGTTTCTGGGTCTCGTAATCCTTAACAAATGCACCACCGAATATGTCGGACCAACTCATGAATCCTTTACCAGCTCTGTCGCTATAACAGACCATTCCATCTTCCACAACTTGACATCCTTCACGGTCAATGCCATCGTCAATCCAGAACAGTGGTCCTCTGGCTCCTACTTCAAATTCACCGAACCACCGATTCGGGAATCGGGATTCAACCTCTTTGGCAACCACATCGATTGGGATACACGTTTCGGCAGACTCTGGCGGTTTGGATTCCGCTGCCTTCGCTATAGCCGCAAAAACGATTGAGTCTGGAAGTTTGTTACCGTGTGGTTGCCAATCTACTCCTAATTCAAAGTACTGGTTTGGTCGGAATGATGACTTATCAAATCCAGCAAACAAGCTAGAAGCTTTAACAAGTTTATCTATTGCCATCACGAAAGCCTCATACATTGATGGGTCCACAGGAATTGGATTCTCAAACTCCCATACTAGTCTAAGGTAATCGCTCTGAGTTCTCGATGACCATGTTGGTAAAGGGCTGCTGTTACATGCTGTTCCTAGATTAGCTTGGAAGGTATCCCATTTAACAGGGGCGTCGTAGTCCGCAACTATCCCGTGAACTATGTGGACAGGGTTATCAGACGTTACTCTTTTAGAAGGAGTTCGTCCTTCTACACACGAATAAAACACATGTTTTGTGTTTATGTTGCTACACCAATCTCGGTATAGAGCTTTGTTCTTAAACGCTGGCTTCTTTGATTTTACTTGGCTCAAGTCTTCTACTTTTGAAGTCTTTGAGTCTCTCAGGTTCTTTAATGTTCGATAGGTCATTATTTTGTATATTTATTTAAGATTTCTCCTTCTGCATCTAGCGGAATGTCGGGTATCCATTCTGGTGGGGTAGACATGATTTTAATAATTTTGTTTAGGGTTTCGTCTGCTATCTCTTCGTCACACTCGCAGACAACTTCATCGTGGACGTGAAAAATTATGTTGATGCCAGCTCTCTCAATCTGGAGCATCATATGACTAAATATATCACGGGCTAAAGCTTGTGAAGCATTTTCTGCTAGGATACCTCCCCAAAGAGTAATATGCCGCTTTCTGCCGTTGCGGTTTACTGTTACTTGATACCTAGAATGTCCGGTATCTTCATTGTATTGTTGTAAAACAAAACCATAATTTAAAACTCTACCGGACGGTAACTCAAGCTTCAACTTAATGTCTTCATTACTCCTTAACGCTACGCTATCTGACATTAGCCCTAGACCAATTAACTTTGAATCGTAATCACCCCAAAGTTCAGGTACTTTAGAGATCTTTTCGCGATACAAATTTACAGCCTCCTTAGCCTCTTTCTTGGGCATGTTATACATCTGAGCAAACTTTTTGTAACCTGCACCATATCCACAACCCAATACAAGAGCTTTAACTTTGTGACGTAACTTAGCGTCTTCTTTTTTAAGAACACCTTTGTCAGAAGACCACAATCCAAATTGAATCGCGAACGCCTCGTATATATCATCAGATGCTGCTATAGCGTCCATAGTCTCCCTATCTTTAGCTAGCCAACATAATGTGCGGACTTCAATCTGCGAAAGATCGACAACGACTAATTTCTTCCCTTTAGGTGCGGTAATGAGTTTTCTCATGTTCACACCAAACATCTCATCTCGCGGTAAATTCTGTAGATTAAGGTTTCCTCCACTACCGCTGAATCGTCCGGTATGTCCGCCGAAATACATGAGACCACCGTAGTAGCGGTCGTCTGGCATTGTGGCGTAATCAAAGCTATCTAGCTTCTTCTTAATCGAATTAATACGCCGCCAATTAGAAACTGCTTCTACCCATGCATACGACCTACCATGTTTTTTAATCCACTCTTGTGCATCTTTATCAGTTTTAGCGAGTGATGCTGGTGGCTCAATTCCAATCTTGTGGCATTCCTCGTCGAATGCTTTCCGACTCAGTAGTGGTTTTTCACCCGCCCAAGGGATAGCCTTTTCCGCTTGGAACAAACGCTCATTAATTGTTTCTCTCGCTTCTTTAAGCGCGTCAATATCGATAGGGATGCCTCGCTGGACTACCCGTCGGTTCATGTTGCTTATACTACGCTCGAAGTCAGACCATCTAGGTGAGTATTCCTGCCAAAGTTTAAGACATAGCTCTGAGTCTTTTAATGCGTATTCAAGAACTTCCTTACGAAACTCTTCTGACATACCCGTCCATGTCTTACCTGACATGTTGTCGCGAGTAGTTTTCTCGACCTCGATTCCGAAAGCTTGAGCAGTAGCTCCCTTTAGTGATCTAGGTAAGCCACATGCCGCAGCCATATCAGCGGTGCAATACCATGCCGCAGGCTTTACCTCTGGCCACCAGTTGCAAGTAACGCCATACAGGTAAAGTGTTTCATCAAAGCTAGCGTTGTGGCTAAGAACAATCTGTCCTTCTAACAAGGACCAGTCAAAATCTTCAGGGTGACCAACGAACTCGTAGCCGTTGTCACCGACGACACTCACCATATAAGCGTCAAAGTCATAGTGGGAAAAGTATCCTAGTGGGCCAAGCTTGCGTATAGAGCAGTGCTTGTCGTAGTAAGTCTCAAAGTCTAATGCGTATGTAATCATATTGATTTATTTGTGGACAGAAAAAGCCCGCCGCAAAGGGAACTGATAACAAAACTCTGCGGCGGGCTTGCGTCCTAGTATTAGGAATCTAGATCTAATTCTTTTTGCTCTCCCGAAACGTGGTCTAATGCTTCACGCACCACCTGCAACTTCCGTAAATTACGTTCGATCTGTGCTTTCTGGTCACTGACTTCTGAAATCATACCATCCAGCATGTCAATCTCCTCAAGGAGCAACTCACGGACTTTTTTTTCTTTTTCGTCTTCAGTCATAATTAACCCCCAAAGTTTTTGATGAACTCAAGGACGGCTCCATCTGTCTCTTCTGTAGTGGCAGTTAAGCTTGGATTGAACCATGTATATTTGCCCTTTGAAAACTCTTCAGAAACAAAATTCCATACCCTAGCACAGATAGGGGTGTTAGGATTAAAAGCCGCGCTGGTAGCAAGAATCTTGTAAGTAGTACGATAGGCGTTCTTCCCTACGTTAATCTTACCCAAAGCATATCGGTTATCCCCAATAACGAGTGAGAATGCTGTTTCATCATCATTACCTTCCGGCTGGCGGAGTAATAATGTAATCTCAGCAAACTCAGTCATTTGATATTCTGAATCATCAGAAATAGCCTCTGACTCTTCTTTGGACCACGCAATGCGTGGGACTTCATCTTCATCAAATGGGATATTCTCCCTCCAGCCTTTTTGAGCAACAACTGCAATCGCAGCTATTGTTTCATTAGGGCCAGCGACCACATGTTTACGATCAAAGACAATTGATCCAACTGGAGCATCGCCTTGACTCATCTTCTGTGATACATTGATTCGAGGTATCTCGATATCACTGCGGTCGATTTCGATTCCGATGTTTACATTAGTCGAGAGTTCATTCTCGACTTCCTTCACTTGTTTAGCTTCTTTAGTAGCCATATTCTTATTTTATTTGGTTTACTGATTCGCGACACTGAATCGCTCCTCAGAGGTTTGGACTATGCCTGCGTCATCACAGGCGGCAAGGAAATTCTGTTGTTTTTCTCGTTTTTCTGATTTTTCTGCGTTTGCAGATACTAATTTTGAGATCTTAGTAAGTGGGAAATTTAGCTCACTAATTATCTCACTTAATTCTAGACCATGTTCTTTTGCAATCTTTACGAGCATTTCGTTGTCAGCACACTTACGTGTTCGACCCATTGACCGTAGTTTTAGGCCGTCGAGTTTATCGCCGTCTTTTAACTTGGCGAGAGTCTTTGCCTTAATAGACGCTGCCCAATTCTCTACAATTTTCGCGATGTTGAATAGCTCAGAGAGTCTAGCGGGATTGTCTACGTCGGTAGGGTCAATATCGGGCAACGTGGTATCGAGTTTCTTGGCGACACTAATAACGAGTCCACCGAGTGCCGGACAAATATCCTCATGTCTACAGAAACGGCAGTACTGAGTTGGGGTGCATTCATCTAACTCAGGTGTGCCGGACTCCCACTTCGGTCGGATCTCTTCACCTGCTTTAATGACTCGGCTTAGGTCTTCGACCAGAGCGGGGAGATCGTCTCGCGTAAACGTGTGGTGAAGAGTCGCGCTATGTTGCGGCACGTAAAACGCGAAGACGATCTCCTGAATCTCAGGATACTTCTGGAAGGCCCCACATGTATATGCTTTGGCCTGCCAGTTCTTATCTGGCGGGTCAATGATACTGATTCCGGTTTTATAGTCAGCCATGACGGCTCGGTCACCGCCTTTAAGAATTAGGAATCGGTCACAGGTTCCCCATGTCTCGGTGCCATCTAGGGCAACCTCAACTTGGATTTCGTTTAGCTCTTCAGAGACCTCGCCGAAGTTAGTCATAAACTCCTGTTCCATTTGGACAATCTGTTCGTAGATCTCCAGCTCCTGTTCGGTGTGAAGGGCAGAAGGGTCGAAGACTTCGAGAGCCTCGTGAATTCTGGTCCCCATCTCAGCAGCAGCCGAAGTGCCGTCGCGGCCCTGATATGCAGCACAAGCGGCTACGTATTTAAGACTAGACGGAGAAAACTCCGCGTGGCCCCTATCGCTATGGTTTGGTTGTTCGCTCATGGGTAGACTCTTTTATGTGCGTTACCTCACGCTGGATATAATCACGTTTCTTGATTGTCCGGTCAATTTTGTGGTTTAGCATGTAGATCTCATCCTCAAGTAATTTGAGGCGAATCTTCTCTGCATCAGTCAGATATTTAATGTTGTCGCTCATTTTGTTGTTGTCTAAATTTTTTAATAATACTGTTAACTGCGTCACGCCCAAGATTAAACGAACGCGCTATCAAATCTCTCGGGTAACCCAAATCAGCTAACTCGGTAATAACGCGATGCCTAGCGTGAGAGGATTCAATTCTGGTTTGTATAGTCCTACCTTTTGGACCTCCCTCATCGAAGCGACTCATTACCCATTTAGGGGGTAACCCATACTGCTCTGAATATTTTTTAATCAGTCTTGTCGCATCAATGACAATAGCTTCTTGCATCATCTTAGAGTTCTCTTTCATCTCAGAGTTCATGTTTATTTTCTCCTTTTATTTTTCTTGGGTTGTTTACCTTTTGAGTGTTTTGATTTAAACGTAGGGTCGTGAAACTGAATTAAAGTCTGACCTTTTTTGCCACTTCTGCTCCCTTTTGCAAACACAGAATTCCTTACAACTTTTGCTCTCATGATTTATGAGTTTAGTTGTTTAAGTACTGACTCGACGACTGAAGCTATCTCAGGGTCTTCCTTGATCCTCTGGTCAAGCGACTTAGATGCGTAAGCTATCGAGCTACCGTGGGTGTAGCCGTAGTAAGATGACAGCGAACTATAGGTGAACTTAAACTTGTTCCTCAAGATGCCGACAGCAACCATACGGGGAATACAATAAGAATAAGCCCTACTCTTAGTAAAAATCTCGTCACGATCTATGGCGAATTCTGAACATACTAGTTCCGTTACTTTGTCTATTATCTGTTTTTTGTAAGGGGTCATCCCTTTTATTTTTGTTTTCATTGATGTAGAATATTTAAGTTATCTGACTTCTGCTCAACAACACGCATAACGTGTTCTTCTATCGAATCGCTGGCAACTAGAATCTTCTGGATAGCGTCACTTTTTGCCCCGTTGCGGTGGATGCGCCCTAACGCTTGCAAGTGGTCTTTGACGTTGAAGGTCGGTGAGATCAACGAGATACGTTGCCTGTCCCCGTTGATGTCGTGTAACGAGATACCTGTTCCACCTGCTGCGATGTTAACGACGATTACGTGTTCTTTGTCGTCTTGGAAGTTGTCGATGACCTGCTGCCGTTCTTCAGCAGACTGACCACCAACGATAGCCGGACACTTTAGTAACTGCTGGAGTGTCTGAGCGGTCTCCGTAAAGTTTACGAACAGCACAACGCTTTGGCCTTGCTCGACGTAATCCTTTGCCATGTCCGCCATGTCTTTAGCCTTGAGGGACTCAGCTAGTTGTCTGGCTCTTAGCAAATTCACTAGAACCCAATCGCTATCTTCGACAGTCCCGTTCTCTAGAAGACTAGTGATGATCTCCGGCGTGATGCCGAGATCCTTGTAAGCCTTCGCGATCTTAGCGGCGGAACCAAAAGCTATCGGCTCGATAAAAACTCGGTTCTCTTTAAAGGAATCGGGAAAGTCGTCCACCGTAAGACGCTTAACATTCTTCGCATACATGACCTTATTGAGATCACTGAGTTTTGTTTTACGGCGTAACTCCCATGCGTTCCATTGGTTCTGGGTGCATCCAAATTGCATCATCCAACTGAACCAACTCTTGAGACCGTCTGATGCTTTGTTAAGATTATGTAACCCTAACGCGTATCCGATTGGTCGCATCTCAGTAGGGTCTTCCGCAGCGGTCGCGCTCATCGCGTGGACTGAGTGACCTTGCGTAACTAGTGACACTAACAACTGCGCGTTCTGCGTGTAAGGTCCCTTACACTTATGGACCTCATCAACTAGAACCAAAGTGCAAAGCGGTAAGTTCCACGTCATAATCTTCTTCCCCCTCTTCGACATCCATTCTGTCTTACCAGTCCGTATCTTCTCATAGTTGAGGACGAACACCGGATCAATGCCCGTCTCTTTAAGCTCCCGCTCCCATGATGGAATAACTGCCTTTGGGCATAGGACCGCGACATTCATGCCAAGAGCTTTAGCAAGGTGGCAAGCAACGACTGTCTTTCCAGTCCCGACATGGCTAGTGTCTAGGGTATTAGTTGCGCTAATTTGTTTATCGAAGAAGAAGTCTAAAGCTTCTTGTTGCTTGGGATATAATTTCTTCATTTATTGTCTATACATAGACAAATAATTGAAGCGATTAGCTATGTCCAGAAAAAGTTCAACTTTTTCTCCCACCCCAAATATATCGCGCAATAAGGTAGGCGTCGATCATCCCATCATGCGGCGTCCGGCAGCGTTTATTAGCAAGCCAGTTCTCCGACGGCTCTAACTGGTTCGCTAGTTCCAGAGCTACGTCTTTAGTCCTACCTTTAGGAACTCTACCTAACATAGCTTTCTGCCACTTGTGAACGGACACGCGCATTATGTTTTCGTAATCATGGGACTCAGCCATCCCGACTAATTTGCCGAACGAGATCGCCATTGATCGAACCGCTTGACTGCTCTTCGCGTGCGCGAGTGGTTCCTCTACCGCAAAAATAAACGGCGTGTTTAAATCCATTATCCATTGATGAACTTTACGGATGTCGATTTCTTTCTTCTTCGACATCTGAAGAGTCGGCATCCTAATCTTATCAATGAGGCTACCGTCGAATTTAGATATTGCACAAAGTCCCCCATCTAATCCGTTGTCGATTCCGACGATCATACTTCAAGAGCCTCTAAAGCGTCTTGCTCTTTTTTGGCTTCCTCTATTTTCTTTTTAGAGAATGTGTATTGTTCCGCGAGAGGTCTGTCATGACCCTCCCACTCACCACCTTTTTCAAGACGCTTCTTATAAATAGCACACATCTCAAGGTGGCTACCTTCAACGTCTTCATCGCCCGTAATCCTAGTCCCCGCATAATCCCCGACGCCCCCCATAGGACCAGTATATATTTCGCGGTAGGCTACTGCGTGGTAGATGTCTACTTCCTTTAGCTCCTCTTTTTTAGCAAGCGGTCTTTTCTTCCCTTTGCCTTTATATCTAGTCACCACATAGAAGTAGTCACTGATCTTTGTCTTAAATATTATATCATTTATCTCCATAACACTTAAATTACGATTTCTCAGGACAATACAAATTGTCGCATTCGCCACCAGAAACTGGATTGCTGCAAGTGCCGCACTCACGCTCCTCACTGAGCAAAGCTTTCGCGAGAATCGAATAGTTCACGAGATCCTCACAGGCGTCATCAACTGATTCGCCAGCTACCTTTAGTTCACCATCATTAACGAACGATTTAATCCGCATCAACTTATCTTGCATCCTCAACAAGAGTCCGGTGACAGGATGGAGGCCAAGTGATTTAGCAGTCTTGAAATTGGCGAGTGCATCGACAGTGTTCTCACCACCGCAATAATCGCTGTTCTTTGCCCGCATAATTTCGAGCGTTTTCTTGCACGTCGATTCATGAAGACGGAATAAGGTTTCGGGTTTCATTATTTTACGGGTATAGAGTCTCCTCTGACTAGTAGGCCATCGCCCTCTGCTGGAACTAAGACTCTGATCCCTTTTGGCAGAGACTGCAAGTAGAATACTTCACGGGCCGTTGAAGGCTTCACGCGATACCAAAGACCATCAGCGGTATCTACCGGAAAACGGAAGTCTGCTCCGTGATCAATTCTGGTAATAAACTTTGGCCCTACTTCTGGCTCACGGTCATTAAACATTGCAACGGTATTAAATCTCTTTTCCAGTATCCGCGTCAATCGTTTTTTTCTGCTTGATCGCGCCTCCACCTTTATCTGCTTTAGAGTTATTGAGAATAGAGATGTCGATCTGCATCTTGCTAGTCCCACCACCAGTTTTAGCATTTAGTCCTAAGTTACGTCTGATGAGCTGATCGAGTTCGGACATCTCGCGAATCGTCTTAGGTCCACGTAACCCCTTCATCGAATCACGTAGTAGTTTAATTCCTGCCGCCGCGATGTAGTGTTGGTATTTATCAGCAGGAGAGTTCTGTGCCTCAGCGATTTCGTTGAGGGTCACGTCCTCTTCTTTAGAGGCGCGGAATCGCTCTTCGACAATAGCTGAACTTACAGTATCGTTGAAGTGTTCTTCTACGTCTTCTTTAAGTTGGTCTTTGTCGGCATCCGGTTTATGGTGTTCGTCTTTGACTTTTGTGTTGTGTATCAGGTTATCGAGAACTCTGCCGTCTACTATGTCCCCATTTATCTTGGCGGCGACTCCATGTTTCTTTAACCACTTACGTATTGTATTGCGGTGGACTCCAATGTGTTGACCTATAGCCGCATTACTGTAACCTTCTTTGTTAAGGCGCAAGGCTTCAGCCTCGCACTCCCGTATAGGATTTTCAGACATCCATTAAATTATGCCTTCCGAAGCAGAAAAGCGCAAGCGTGTTCTAGAGCCGAGAATCGACCCACAATCTAAGCAGATGGACGTAGGGGGACTCATGATCCAGCCTACTAGCACGCTGACCGCTCTACTATACGGCTTCGCCCATCACCCTAATAATAAAGCTAAGGAGTTCTACTTCTGGAGAATCTGTGACGAACTCTGGAATAGAGAAGAACTACCAGAGCCTATGATGGTCCGTCATCCTTGGGCTGAAAAAATGATTCGGGCTGCTCTAAAGGATAAGTATCTAGCAATTGGTGGTTCAGCCAGTAGTGGTAAGTCACACACCATGGCCGCATGGGGAATCGTCCAATGGCTCTGCCAGCCTCGTGACACACTGGTCCTGATG